GGTCAGTTTAATAAGTATGATTCTACCTTTAGCAAAGACTTCCGTGCAGCAATGCGCGATGTGGATGCGTTCTTTGATGAATACAAACTAGACTTGCAGCATCATAACTTGCTTGCCACGACTGAGGCTTTGCAAACTAAGAGAGCAAGAGCGCGAGTTGACATTGAATACTTTGAGAACATGCAGAAAGACCGTGGCTTAACCAAGGGGCAAGAGCTACGCCTTGATCGGTTGCGTGATCAAGAAGCTTTCTATGATGACTTGATTAAGAACTCAATCACTGAAAACTACACAATGCCGATCTACTACGACAAGGCAAAGCTGAGTAGCGATCCTGCACTGCGTGAGCGTCTTGTTCGTGTGTTTGAAGAATGGATTAGGAACAATCCTATTACGTCTGTCTGGGATGACAAGGCTGGCAAGTTTGTAATGATTGATCCAAAGGAACGGTCTGACCCACGCATTACTGCTGAGAATGCTGTGGCTTCTATTATGGAAGAGGGTGATCCTGTTCTTATTGGTGAGATGAATGCTGTGCCAAAAGGCAAACACCTGCGTCACAGACAGATTAACATACCTGAGTATTTGATCTCTGACTTTATAATCAAAGACAGCCGCATTGCTCGTTCTTATTCTGCGCGTGTTGGTAAGCGCATTGAATGGGCGCGGCAGTATGGCAATCAAACGATTGATGACATCCTCGATGACGCTGAAGTACGCATGCGTGAGAAAGGATTGGATGAAAAGAAGATTGTTTCGCTTCGTGCTGACATGGCGTTTGAGTATGAGCGTGTGATGGGTGAGCATTTGAAAGACCCGTCACGCTTGGATGCGCAGACTGCAAGAGTAATTAAAGAAGCTACTGGTATTGCTTACCTTGATACTGCTGCTTATGCATCTGTGACTGACGCTGGCATGATTGTTATGGAGCGCGGGTTTAATAAAATATATCAGGGGCTGCGCTCTGAGGTTGACCGCAACATGCTGCGCAAGAATGCAAAGCTTATCCCTGCCACTGGTGAGAGGACTGAGCTTGCGCTTGGTGGTGCGCAGCAACGTCTGATTGCTGACAACATTGACGGGCTTGAGCCTACTGCTGTTGAGCGTGTTCTTAATCCTATAACCAGAGCTTACTACAACATACCGATCATCGGTAACGGACTTGGCACTGTTACACATATCTTCAAAACTATTGATGGTTCATATCGTGCCAGTGATTTGATGGAGCATGTAGTCAATATGGCTAACGGCACTATCAAGGAAGCTGATGCACGTTACCTGCTTCGCATGGGTATATCTGAAAGTGATGCTAGAATTATGGCAAAGCTGCCATATGAAAAGGGTGACAATATTCTGCACCCCAACATAGACAAGTGGCCTAACAAAACTAAAGCAGAGCGTGAGCTTGTTCTTAAATGGAACACAGCTATGAATGCTGGCATTGGTAACACCATCTTACATGCCACATCATTTGATAAGCCGCGCGTTATGGATGGTGTGGTTTATGCACGGTATCGCCCATGGATGAACAAGATCGGATTTAGTGAAGCAGATATCGATCAACGTGCTTCAAGCTCAAGCATCAAACTAGTGCGCATTGAGTCACAGGCTATGACGTTTCCGTTCCAGTTTTATAACTTCATGCTTGGCGCAACATCACGCATAACCGCAGGCATGGCAGACCCGATGCGCAGGCATCGTGTATCAGGTGCAGTTGCGCTACTTGGCCTCGGCTACGTTTCATTGCAGTTAAAGAAAGACAGCTGGTGGTTCGATGCACGTTCAGATGAAGAAGTATTTCAGCGGGTAATAGATCAGTCTGGCATCTTTGCCGTATATGCAGACCTAGCTTACACAGCAACACATGCAGCCATAGGCACAGGTATGCTGAGTGCAGACGATTCATTGCTAAAGCCAAAGTATAATCCGACACTCTTCGATGCCATTACAGAGCCGTTAGGCGCTGGCCCCGGAATGATATTCAGCAACCTAAAAGGCGCTATGGATTACATAAACGGCGACACAACAGAAGCTGCAAGAGAGTTCAAATACAATCTGCCAATACTTCCAATAATGGCAATGGCAGCAGACTTCTTCAGTGACGATTAATGTGCGTGGAGCAATGCATTAATGCATGATATGAGGCTATTATGACAATTAACTTAGCAGATAACGACCCCAGAATATCGTATGTAGTTGCAGCTAGTGCGACACAAAGTTCGTTTACCGTTCCGTTTGAGTTTTTCGAAGATGCTGATTTAAATCTGTATGTCGATGGAACATTAAAAACTTTAGCTACGCACTACAATGTTTCTGGTGGGTCTGGTTCTACTGGCACGATAACTATGACCACAGGAAATGAGGTCATTGGTATATCTGGCAACAGTACAGTCGTTGTTACACGCTCTATTAATTTAGAACGTACTACAGATTTTCAGACATCAGGCCCATTTGCTATCGCTGCTTTGAACGAAGAGCTTGATAAGATTGTTGCTATTCAAGCTGACTTAAAAGACAGCCAAGACCGCTCTTTGCAGCTTACAGATTTTGACGCTGACGCATCGTTGACTTTGCCAGATGTGAACACACGCAAGGGAAAGCTGCTTGCTTTTAATGCAACGACTGGTGCTGTTGAGGCTGGTGCTTCTATTGCTGGCACGAACACAGTTGCTGGTCTTTCTGCTGACATTGAAACACTGGCTGGTATCGAAGATGGAACTGTAGCTACAAATGCTGTGTCTGGTCTTGCCGCCATATCAAGTGATGTGACAGCGGCTGCTGCTATTACATCTAATATTACTAGTGTCGCAGGTATCGCCTCTAATGTAAGCGCGGTTGCGGCTGACGCTACTGACATTGGAACTGTGGCAACAAACATTGCTAGTGTGAACACTGTGGCAACAAATATTGCTGACGTTGTTACTGTTGCAAATGATTTGAACGAAGCTATTTCTGAAATAGAAACAGCAGCAGATGATCTGAACTTGGTGTCATCTAACATTGAGACTGTTGCTACCAACATTGCAAACGTAAATGCTGTTGGTGCTATTGATAGCGACGTTACTACTGTTGCTGGTATTGCAAGTAACGTGACTTCAGTTGCTAGTAACGCAACAAACATTAATTCTGTTGGCGCAATCTCTGCAAATGTAACTACAGTTGCTGGTATTGCATCTGATGTTACTGCAGTTGCCGGAGATGCAACAGACATTGGCACAGTTGCTACTGATCTTGCTGGCTCTGACACGATTGGCACAGTTGCCGGATCAATTGCAAATGTAAACACAACGGCTGGTTCGATTGCTAATGTCAATTCAGTAGCATCAAATGAAACAAACATTAACAGTGTTGCCTCTGTTTCAAGCAATGTAACGACTGTCGCTGGATCAATCAGCAACGTCAACACCGTGGCAGGTTCCATTGCCAACGTGAACTCTGTTGCTGGTTCGATTGCAAATGTAAACACGGTTGCCAGCAACCTAACCGACATCAACAACTTCAACGATCAGTACACAATCAGCGCATCTGCACCATCAAGCCCTGCTGCTGGTGATCTGTGGTATGACAGCACATCCAATGTTCTTAAATATTATACAGGCAGCATATTCTCATCTATCTCTGCTGGTATATCTGACGTTGTTTCAGATACAACTCCGCAGATTGGTGGCGATCTTGATCTAAATAGCAACGATGTTACTGGTACTGGCAACATCAACATTACAGGCACGGTAACAGCAACAAGCTACAACGGTGATGGCTCTTCTTTGACAGGCATCAGTACCGATCTTGTTGGTGATACAACTCCACAGCTTGGTGGCAGCCTAGACACAAACGGTAATGCAATTTTGTTTGGTAGCAGTGCTTGGTCAATCGAACTTGATACAGGTGATAACGATCTGTTGTTCAAGTACAATGGAACAACTGTTTTCAAACTTGCTTCTAGCGGCGCTGTTACTAGCGCAGATGACATCACAGCCTTTGGAACTCCGTAATGGCAATAGCGGCATCAGGTGCAGTATCGTTTAGTGACTTACGCTCGGAGTTTGTAGGTGGCTCTGGGGCTGTTAGCTTTTCTGATTTGTATCGTGGTGGTTCTAATGTGCCAACTAAAGCTGCTAATAATCTGAGTGATAACCTAGCAGCTTCTGTTCCTGCTTCTGGTACAGTAAATTTTACTAACTTTAGAAGTACGGCTAAAGGATTTCGTTACACATATACTGCTGGCGCAACTAATCAGAATGCGTCAGCTTTGTTTGGTGATGATTATTCTGCTGCTTTTTTAAAAGAAATTGTAATCGATTCTGGCGTGGAGCTAGGCGCAACTTCTACTGCTGATGAAGCATTGCAGATTGATTCTGGTGGTGCTGGCACAATTACAATTACAAACAATGGCATACTTACTGGGGCTGGCGGCGCTGCAAACAGCGGTGCTGGTGGTGATGCGTTTGAAGCCAATGTTGCTTGTACATTTATTAATAACGGAACCATTCGCTCTGGTGGTGGTGGAGCTGGTCGAGGCGGCAACGGCGGCACAGGTGGTGGCGGTCGATATACAACGACCAGCACAGGCGGCAACATGCGCTATCTTACAGCCTCTAGTGGTAGTTGTTCTGGGTATACATGCCCATCATCGTATGGCGGTTATCTTTATGTTAACCGTTATCAAACTTGTTCGACGATGATGGATTCAGCCACTTACCAATGTTATGGCCGACGAAGGACTACATCAACTGTCAACACGAGCGGCGGCGGCGGCGGTGCAGGCGGCAATGGTGGTCGGGGCGAAGGCTATAATCAAACTCGTGCATCTGGTAATGGAGGTTCTACTGGTGCGAACGGCGGCACAAACGCTGGTCGTGGCGGTACTGGCGGGACTGGTGGTACTGGCGGTTTGTTTGGTGCCAATGGCGCAAATGGCAATAACGGTGCATCAGGTAATAACGGAAATCGTACAAACGGTTCTGGCGGTGCTGGCGGTTCTGGCGGTGGTGCTGCTGGCAAGTCAATTAGAGGCATTGCAAATGTAACCTTGACTAACTCAGGCACTATTACAGGGCCTCAAGCATGACCAGATACTATAATGCTGATGTATACAGAAACATGTTTGAGGATGGGTATGTAAAGTACCTGTGGAATAGTTATAGGAATTTAAAAAAACTTATACCAAATAATGTAAATAAAATACTTAGTATTGGCTGTGGCACAGGTGAAATAGAACAGCTTATGCCTTTTGAGTTTGCTTTATATGACCCATACGGCCCTGTTGTTGAGTACAGGCAGAAGCCAACAGGTCAGTATGATTATTCTATTGCACATGGTTGCGTTATGTCAGCCGCAAAGCCTAATGAAAAGCGTGAGATGATTAAATTAGCGTTGTCTCATGCCCCAGCATTTCTGGTTCATACTGGCTACAAAGACATTCCACACACTGATGACTGTATAACCTATTACGGGTGGGATGAGCAGACGATTTTCCAAGACTTTAATTGGTCGAGAGTGAACAAAAGTTATATAGAGGTTCGCAATGGAATCTAAAGATCGTCTCGCTGTTTGTAAGAGTTGTGAATGGTACAGAAAAGCAATCTCACAATGTAAAAAGTGCGGCTGCATTATGAAATTGAAAGTGCATCTTAAAGATGCCAAATGCCCTTTAAGGAAATGGACATGACCCAATACACAGTAGAAAAAATTGAAGATGGAATAGCGACATTGCGTTATGCGGACAATAGCTGGGCAGAGATTGTTCTTTCGTCTGACATGACGCAAGAAGATCTTGATGATCAGGCTTGGGAGTTTCGTCCGAAGACTGGCGTTGCTCCATCATTTGTATCTGCTGGCTCAATCAGTACAGCTAGTCAAAAGCCTGAACCAATTGTTGAAGATGTTGAAGATGTTGAACAAATAACAAACCCTGAGTGGCTGCAAAACAGGATTGATGCTTACGGTGATGTTGCTAGTCAGATTGAATACATCACAGAGAACGGCTTAGCTGCGTGGCAAGCCCATGTTGCTGAAATCAAAGCCCAATACCCTGAGCCAACTGAGTAATGGTTGTTGCTGAAGTCCTTACCGGCATTGCTCTTGTACAAAAGTCTGTTGAGTTTATTAAATCCAATATCTCAACAGTCAATGACATCAGCGGCATAGCGCAGCAGATCGATGATCTGTTTCGTGGTGAGAAAGATGTTCAGCAAGCAAGAAATAAAAAGTCTGGCAACAGTATTGCCAGTCAATTTGGTGTAGACACTGTTGCTAAAGAAATAATCGATGCAAAACTTGCAGCCGAAAAATTACAAGAAGTTGCAACGATGGTTGATATGCGTTTCGGTCACGGAACATGGGCTGGGATTATTCAAGAGCGTTCAAGAAGAATACAAGAAGCGAAAGAGGCTGCTATGGCTGCAAAGCTCAAACGCAAGCGAGAGCAGGAAGAGATGGCGAATGTAATTAAAAGCATTCTTGTTGTCTTTGCTGTATGCGCAGCTGCTGTTGTTGTGTTCTTGCTTGTAATGGTGAGCATCGCAAAGGCCAGTGGACTTTTGTACGTTTCTGATCCTGCATTAATGCATTAAGGTTTGCTTATGGATAACAAGGATATACTAGATGGTGCAGCAGTGTTCGCAACGGTGGGTGCAATGACCGATTTATTGCCGCCTCTCGCTGCATTATTTACAATTATATGGACAGCACTTCGTATCTACGAAATGGATACGGTGCAGCGGATTATTAAGAAGTGTTCCAAGCAATAGTCATTGCCTGTTTGATATCTGACTCTACTCAATGCGTTGAGTTTCATAACGCACGACACCCCCTTAAATCACGCCAAGCTTGTGAAGATCGAGCAATGCAAATGGCTAACGATATCAACCGTATTACGTTTGATTTGAAGGCGGTGCGTTGGCGTTGTTTCCAATTAAAGAACGGTGCTTTGACATGATCTTACCAATTGTAAATGCAGTTACCACTCTTGCTGGTTCATGGATGGAAGGGAAAGTTGCTACACAAAAAGCAAAGACTGAGGTTGCCAAGAAAGTGGCGGCTGGTGAAATGGAATGGAACCAAACAATGGCGCAAAATTCTGCGTCAAGCTGGAAAGATGAGTGGCTTACGATACTAGTGAGCATCCCGCTAATACTTGCTTTTACTGGATATGAAGATGTGGTGCAGCGCGGCTTTGCTGCTCTTGAATCAATGCCAGATTTCTACAAGACAGCCGTTGGCGTGGTGTTTGCCGCCAGCTTTGGTGTCCAGCAACTTACAAAAATGTTTAAGAAATGACAGTGATCTCTATGAACGTAATGAAACTGCGTGACGAACTAGAGCGTGATGAAGGTTGCGTGTATGAAATTTACTTGTGCAGTGAAAATCACCCAACCTTTGGCATTGGGCATTTGATACGTCGCACTGATCCTGAGTACGGCAGGGAAGTGGGTACGCCTGTCTCTGCTGAACGTGTGATGGAAGCGTTTGAAGCTGACATTGATATGGTGCTTGAAGATTGCTTGAAGCTTTACCCTGACTTCAATCACCTGCCTGACGAAGTTCAATTAATAATTGCAAACATGATGTTCAATCTTGGTTTGCCAACTCTGTCCAAGTTTAGAGACATGAAGTCGTGTGTCGATGACGAAGACTGGGAAGGTGCATCTTTAGCTATGCGTGATTCCAAATGGTATCGGCAGGTAAAGGGGCGAGCAGAGCGTCTATGTGAACGTATGTCTGTACAAGCCATCCCATTCTAAGAGGAAGATATGATTAAAAACCAATACAAAGATCAGGAGCTTCTTGACGCTGTAAAAGAACACGGTGGTTTAAACAAAGCAGCTGACGCCCTAAATATTCCGCGAACTACTTTCAAGCAGCGTTTGCGCATCATCCGTTCGGAAAGGAAACAGGAAACATTTACTATTCCTGAGTTACCAACTGATGATTTGCCAGCTGAGATGATTGTTGAACAGCTTACTAATCGTTTCATGAAACGTAAGGAGGCTAAAGATGCGCGTAAATGGATTCCAATCGACATGCGTAACTCTATGCCAATCGGTTTGTTATGGCTTGGCGATCCTCACATTGACGACAATTATTGTGATTGGCCTAATCTTCGCAAACACATAGACATCATTCAAACTAACGAAGGTATATATGGTTGTTCGCTTGGTGATCACCAGAATAACTGGATTGGTAGATTAGCGCGTCTTTATGATCATCAAGACACCAGCCATAAAACAGCATGGCGTCTTGTTGAGTGGTTAATTGACAACATTAATCCGCTCATTCTCATTGGCGGCAACCATGATATGTGGAGCGGCGCAGGTGATCCCCTTAAATGGATGACAGGTGCGCACTCTATCAATGAGGACTGGGAGGCTCGCGTTGAGGTACGGTTCCCTAACGGTAGAGTCTGTCGCATCCACGCAGCGCATGATATGCCGGGCCATTCCCAATGGAACCCGCTGCATGCCCAGAACAAGATGGCTCGGTTTAAGAGTAACGCACATCTGTATATAAGTGGACATCGGCACAACTGGGCTTTGGGACATATCGAACTCGTGGAGCAAGAGATGACTACATGGCTTGCCCGTGCGAGAGGTTACAAATTCCGTGACGACTTTGCGCTTACCAAAGGTTTTGAACAGCAAAACTTTGGTCAAGCAATTCTTCAAGTCATTGACCCTCATGCATCTGACCCCACTGGGTTTGTCCATTGCTTTGCTGATGTGGAGCAGGGGGCTGAGTTTCTTGATTGGAAACGGCAGCGCGTTCTGCAGCAATCTTAAGGCAATCGCTGCCTACTGCTGCGTAACCAGCAAGATCAATCCAAGAGTCTTGGTGATCAGGTGTATTGCACAGTCTGGCTATCTTCATGCCAGCCATGCAGAGTGCCACCTGTTCCGGCTTGACTGTGATGCCTAGTATTACAGACCAAATAGCAGCAATACGGTTATGGTTGTCAAGAACATCGCCATAGTCTTCTCCTCTGTTTTCTACGATTTCAAGGGCTTTGGATAGTAGGTCAAACTTGTTCATTCCATGCCACCTTCATACAACTCTATTGATGTAGTGACGTGTGGTATTGCTCTGTTGTAAGTACCAATGTCATCGTATGTTGTAACGTCATCAGCAAATGCATCGTCTGCATACATGTTAGAGTTTTTTATTGAGCCTTCACGCGCAACACGCGATTCATATTCGTCACGTTTGCGGCGCATGGCTAACCCATGCTTTGTTAACTCCCAATCCATACGAGCAAGGTGTTTTGCTGTTGATGCTGAACTCATATTAGTCTCCTTCTTTGTGTTAAAATTGTGTTTTAAATTATAAACAACTGCATTAATAAAGCAGATGAAACAGTATAAAAGCGCACAACAATGCACTAATGCAGAACTGCTGACAAAGTGAACGCCTCTGTTTTCTTGAGGGTTTACAGTATATTAGATGAGGAGGGATGGTGCTGCCAGCGTGATTCGAACACGCGACCTCACCCTTACCAATGTTACGTTTCATATTTGCAAACCGTTGTTATCCATAAGAAATAAAGCTCACAATCGAAACAGTGTGTCACGATTGTGTTCGTCTGATACCGCTGCGTAGCGCATGACCAACCGTTCTGACTTCCATCCACCCAAAGCCATGAGTGTTGGGATGCTTGCGCCAAGCATGACGAGGCGGCTTGCCCAGTGATGTCGCCAGTCATGGATGGTGAAGTTGCTGATTCCTGCGCGTTTGCAAGCGGTGATGTGTGCTTTGCGTGGGCCTTCTTTAGCGTAGGGCTGACCGTGAATGTTTGTGAATACGAACCTGTTATTTGTGAACCGCAATGAATCCTGTACTCGCGGGTGCATTGGGATGATGCGACCTGTGCCGGATTTGCTGTTCTCGTCACGAATGGTAATTGTAGCTGCGTCACGATTGATGTCTTGCCACTCTAACTTTGTTGCTTCTGATTTGCGCAACCCCTGATAGCACAGTGTAATGAACAATGGCTGAAGCGCATCGGGATAAGCAGACAACAGTTTTTCCTGCTGCTCCACTGACAAAAATCTTACGCGCTGACCTTTATCTTTTTGTTTGGGAAGATGTATAATGGTGGAAGACGACACCAGTATAGAGTTAAGTGTTGCTCTGATGCGGTTGACAGTAGCAGGTCTGCGTTCATACAGAGTTTGCCTAACAAACTGGTGCCAGTCTTCCGTCGTAATATCACTAACGGATTTGAATTTAAAAAACTGTCCCAGTTGTTTGACGTTTTGCAGATCTGTTGCGCCACGCTTTTTGAGTTTAATCCATTCAATCGCCGCTAGTGAAAAAGGAACGGCAGCCGACGTACCGCCGCCCCTAAGTTTGGATAAGGCTTGTTGATGTAGTTGACTAGCTACTTCTTGCGCTTCTCGTTTGAGAGTACAGTTTGTAGTTTGTCGTATGCGGATCGACTTGCCACCCCACGATACTGTGTCGTTGATGTGGTAGTATTTTCCGCGCTTGAATAGGTGTAACGACATGATAATTTATCAATCAACTCATCATATGATTGCCTTGTTAGCCTGACTTTATGTCCGACTTTAATGACAGATATACCGTGCTTGCCGCATAGCGACTTCACTTTTGAGGGTGAAGTCTGCAATGCGGCGCACACGTCATCAATGGTTAAGATTTCAGAATGGGATGCTGTCATCAAGCGGCCCATCTGGTAAAGGTGTTGGAGACTGCGGTGCTGCGTCTTGTGCAACACGTTTGTCTTCGATCTTGCCGGATAAATATTTGCCGACGCCATCCTTTTCTTTTGCCCAGAACGCAATGCGGCGCTCTTTGTACGGGCCTGAGAACAACGGCTTGTTGCCATCAGTGTTCTCATTCTCAAACAACGTGCCGACTTTCTCGTACACATCACGGATGATGCGTCCGTCTGGCAGTGTTGACTTGGTAATGATGACACGCGACTCATTGCCGTTGTCATTGACTGGGCCTGTCAGTATTGCTTGTTCGTTATTACGAAATGCAAATGCTGACACGCTGTCAGTTGGATCGTATTGTCCGTCCATTATGCGGCTCTCCTTTTGCTAACTTGCTTAACCCACAAGCCAATTTGATTGTCTTCCATTTTGCGTTGGATCATACTGCGAGTGCCTTCAGTCAGTCGAAGCATTGCGTTTGTTAAGCAATCTGCTTCTTTCTGATTTTCGACAACGATGTGATCTCCAAGGGAAAGGTCGAGCATCCATTTGTATTTGCTGGTTCCTTTCGTGCGTCCAGCAGACCATTTTGGTGCAGGTATAGGTACATCTTTGTGAACGATGTATGATTTTGACATTTTAGAAATCTCCTTTTTCAATGCCAGTGCGAAGTGTTTGTTTGTTGTCAGACCCGGTGGCGTTATTGCCATCGTCATCTTCAGAAGCTATGCCAAACATTGCTTGTAGTCCGTAACGCTTGGCATAGGTGATGCCAGAACCCATCGATTGCGGGTTAGTGGCGTCTTTTACTTTGATGAGAGTGCGAGCATGTACACTGTCTCCGCTCTCATGCATCATTATTGTTTCTATAAATTCAACAACACCGCCTTGCTCTGTGATTATAAAATCATTTGCTTGAGCGAAGGTCAGTCCAAACTCAGCTGCTGTGTTGACGCAAGTGATTACATCTTCAAGCGTTGAGAAGCTGCTGCGGAAGTGTGGGTTGCTGCCGTTCTTCGGTGCAACGGGGTTGGTTTTATGCCAAGCAATTAGTGCTTGTGCCATTGTGCCAGTTGGTTTTGATGTGCTATTATTTGATGTCATTGGATGAATCTCCTTGTCCATGACTAGTGCGAAGCAGGGTGATTTGTTTGAAGCGAGTCACCCTGTTTTTTTAGTTTATAAACTGCCCACTTCTTATCTCCATCGCCATCGAATGTTCGCTCGATGTCGTGGCCTTGGGCGCGAAGGTCATGTATGCGTGAGGCTAGTCTGAAGCACCCGTATCTATTCAGTGCTTCCATTGGTGTGATCATCTTGCCCTCGTTCAAGTGAGCTAAGATGGTTTGGGTTTGATTAGCTAACCGCATTCTGGATCTCCTTTGTTACCATGCGAATAGAACCGTTGGCTGCGCGGCGCATTGCAAAGTCAGTGCAATACATTTCGCGGCAGTTAGATGGCATCATTTCTTTGAGACGCTTCTTAGCTTTCTCATGTGCAGATGCTTTGTCTTTTGTAATTGTAAATATCTCAGCGTCTGCCATGAACTGATTGTTGGTTGAAGCATCGATGGCAATCATGCTGTTGATAGGCACGGCGTCCATGCTGGGCAGTATGATGTCAAGGATGCCACGATCAGGCTCCATGTCATCTTTGACGTATGACCAGAACTTGATGATCTCTTGCAGCATATCGTTCTGATAATGTCCGTCAGCTTCTACGATAGTGTGTTCGCGTGAGCGGTTGCCGAAGATGCAAGAGAACACCATGCGGTTGATCTGAGTTACCATCATGTAGAATTGAAGCTGCGGCATGTAGCGTTCAAGCTGCTTGCTCATATTCTGGCGTTCATTAGTGTGCTTACACTCAACACCGATAGCACCGTACATGCCATCTAGTGTGGCGCGACATGGTACATGTTCGATCTCACGCTCGTGTTGAAACTGGCGTGTGATCTTGACGTTCAACTCTTGTTCAAGTTCTTGGATATGAAACTCTTCAGTGTATGTTCCAAGACGCACAGCAAAGATGTCAGATAAATCATCAGGCTCAACACGCCCTGTTTTCTCAAGCCACAGGTCATGCCATTCGCCATTCATGATGCGGTAACAGTCACTGCCACCAACAAATCCCATACGTTTATGCATAGTGTTACTCCTCTCTCTATATATATAGTGCATTTATGCAGTAGTATCAACCTACTTCGTGCATTTTTGCAGTGTTTCAAGCATGTTTTTACGAGTTCGTATTAGTCTTTCGTAATGCTTGTTAAACTCTGCAAAGGAGGGCCAGAAGGTTTGCTTCTTAGCAATGGTGTCAAGCACCTTTACAAAGATGTCTGCAGGCCAATCGCGCATCTGATTGGCGTATAGCTTGCAGCGCATGGCTGCATCTTGTGATGACTCACCTGATGGCTTGACCATTAGCATCATTGTAGTCAGCAGCGACTTTTCCATGTCCGCTATTGGCATTGCTGA